ATTGGCAATATATGATTAAAGATTCTTCTACAATAAGGACATTTAATTTGATTATGTCCTACTTTATCAATCTCATATGAATTATGAAAATTTGTACCAGAGTATCCTTTTTTCTGGTTCATAGCAATTTCATTATACAAATTTTTATAATTAAAAGAATGATTACATTCTAATTTTATTTCTGTTTTATCTAATGGCTGATTAGAAATTAAACATCGTTCTTTTGATTGATTTTTTTTTTTTTCGTCTTTGTTATCAGTATCATTATCATTATTATTATCACTATCATGATTATTATCATTATCATGATTATCGTTATTCATTAATTCTGAAAAAAAATTTATATTACCTTGAATAATGTAATTGTTCATTTTAAATAAATTGTTTTTATATCTTTAAATAATTATAAAAAAACAACTTTAGCATTTAATATTATATAACATTATTAGATTTTATCAAATAAATATTAATATTTAATAAATTTATAAAGGATGAGTAAATCGTTGTGGGGGCCTCCTTGTTGGTCGATGATGCATGTTTTAGCGACCAGAATAAAAAAAGAAGAATTTGAAAATAAAAAAGAAAGTTTATGGTTACTTATAAATGAAATATGTAATAATTTACCTTGTCCAGAATGTCGCCACCATGCGGTTTCTTTAATGCGACAGACAAAAAAAGAAAATATTTTAAAATCAAAAGAAAATTTAGAAATATTTTTATTCGATTTTCATAATCTAGTAAATAAAAAAAAAGGTTTAAAACTATTTACAAAAGAAGAGTATAATTTAAAATATACAACAGCAAATATAAGAGAAGTCGTTTCGAAGTTTATTAATGTATTTAATGCAAGCACACATAATAGCAATTTAATGATGGAAACGTTTCATCGTCAGCGTTTTATACAAAAATTTATTCTGTGGATAAATATAAATAAAGATAGTTTCATATAGTTTCATATAATTTTACAAATAAGTAAAGCATTTCAAAGTGTTTTAACTAATTCTCCATTTTTATAAACCGCACATTTAAATGTTTGTTTTTTTGGTCTATCACAATAAACTTTATTTGATGTAGTTTCGTTAAAATATAATAAAGAGTCGTAACCTGTAGCATGAAAAATACTATACCAAATAAATCCCAATAATCCTCCTACTAATAATCCTAATATTACACCCGTATAATCCGTGCATTTGTGTATTGTTTTATTTACACCATCTAATAAAAATAGACCAATAAGAAATGAAATCATATTATAGTTCATATTATTGCTAAACTGCATAGGCAATATTAGATATGCCATTGTAAAAGCGATTAATGAACTATTTAAAGACGGACTATTATAGTTTGAGTCATTAAAAGGTAACTTTACTAAACTACATGTATAGTCGGAATTCGGATTTCTTGGACTTTTAACTATGTTAACCAGAATTGTATTTATTAAAGTTGCAACTAAAATACCAGCTAAATATACCAGTCCCTTTAGGTCTTGATTAAATATTGAGGTCATTACCAAAAAGAAACTTAGTAAAAATGGTGATATTGCTGATATAAAATAAAAAATATTATACAAATTCATTTCCATTCCCATTTTCTATATTATATGTAAAGTTTATTTTACTAACATATAATAAAATAACGAATGTATAAATTCATGAAATATCTAAATATTTATGTATGATTATTCAAATACTAAATTTATGACTTCATTTATGTGTTCAACTTCTTTAAATTGAATTCCGTTTAAAATTTCTTTTCCACTATATTTCTCATAAAAATCATTAAAATCTTTATTATTTTCTTTTGGATAAAGAAATGTTTTAACGCCTGCGCGAATGCCACCCAATATCTTTAAATCAAGTCCACCTATTGCGGTAACGTGACCTTGTAAACAAATTTCTCCTGTTATAGCGATTTCATTTTTAATTTTTTTGCCTGATAATAAACTATATATAACAATAGTAATGGCAGTTCCAGCCGAAGGTCCGTCTTTTGGTGTAGCGCCTTCAGGGCAATGTATGTGCATGGCTTGAAGTTTGGTTTCTTCAAAATCTTTTGCTAATTCTTTCATCTTTTCTTTTTCTAATAATGACCAAGCCAATGTTTTAGCGACGTTCATACTTTCTTTCATAACATCTCCTTGCATACCTGTTAATTTTAATTCTAAAAAAGTGCTAGAGGGAAATAATTTGGCTTCAATAGGAAGGACACCTCCTTTTCCGAGAGAATTAGCCCACAATCCATTAATAAGTCCTATTGTAGGAATCTTATGAATTTTTTTATTTTTAATTTCATGGCGATCTTTTAGATATTTATTTCTAATGTCGTCAATTGTTACATTAATAGGAATTTCGTATTGTTTATTTTCTTTTAAAATGGACAAGTTAATCTCTCCAATAATTTCAAATAAAATCTCTTTTAATTTTCTAACACCAGGTTCAAAAGTATACTCTTCTATAATATACTCTATAATTTCATCAGAAAAATGAATAACATCTTCTAGACCCATTTTTGTAAAAATTTCTGGCAATATATACATTCGTGTAATAACTAATTTATCTTCTAAAGTTAGATGTTCAAATTTGATGCGATGTATTCTATCTAGTAGAATTTTATCAATTGCTTCTACATCATTGTAAGAAAATATGAAAAGAACTTTTGATAAATCTAGGTCAACTCCATTAAAATACTTATCTTGAAATGTGTCATTTTGTGTTGGATCAATGAGATGGGTTAAAATACCAATAATTTCTTTTCCGTGTTCAGTTCTGCTTACTTTATCTAGTTCATCAATAAATATAATCGGATTCATGCATTTTTTCTCCATTAAAATGTCCACAATGCGGCCCCATGTAGAGCCTACATAAGTATAATTATGTCCTTCTAATGTGCTTCCATTTGATGAGCCTCCTATAGCAATAAAAGAAAAAGGTCTAGAAATCCCGTCATTATTTTTTAAACATTCGGCGATACCTTTTTTTGCAAGAGAGGTTTTGCCAACACCAGGCGGACCTTCAAACCCAAAACAATAGCCACTTTTTTCTCCGTTTATCCATTGTCCGATTATTCTTTCTACTTGGCGCTTGGCTTTATCATGTCCATGAACAGCAACATCTAATATTTTATTTACATCTATTATATAATTATTTATTTTATTAAAATTTGCGTCTAATAAATCTATAGAATTATTTACGAGATTCACTATATTGTCGGAGCCTTGTTTTAATAATTTAAAATGTTCGGACAATTCTATTATAACATTGGTATTTTCTGTTTTGATGTTTTCCAAATATGCATTTATTGCGTCTTTCATGTAATTAGAATTTTTGCCCGAATGACATATTTTATGAATTTTTATTTTATGTTTTTTATTTATCTTGTTTATTGCAATAATATGGTTTATTAATTCGTTTCTACTACAATCATTTAAAATAGTTTTTATTTTCAAAACTATATTTTCATTAAGATTATTGGAATATTTCTCTCTTAATATATTTTTATATTTGCATATTTCTAAACTTGTATAATTATTTTTTACAGGAAATGTGATTTCTTGTAGACTAGAAACATTAATTTTTTGCATTAAGTCATTAAAAATGCGTCGCATATCATTCATTACACTTAATATGGGTTCTTGTTTGTAAATTCCAAAAGGTATTTTAAGAAGACCATCTAAATATTGTCTAGCTTTGGAACCAGAATCTTCTGATTTTGCTTTGACTTCTTTTAATTTAATCATGGCCTTTTCTTTTACATTATCGCTTGCTTTCATTAAACAAATCTGTTGTTCAAGAGGTATTTTATTATTATCAAAATTAGAGAGATTATTTGTATATTGAATGGTTTGTTTCATGGCATCCCTGAAAAATTTTCTAACATTCCATGGCAAACTGTCAAATAACAAAGTTTGCTCATGTGTATCGATATTGCCATTGGAGTCACTTGATAATAAATCATATAACAAATAAGCCAAATACTGATATTCGTATTCATTTGATTTTAACAATAATTGTATTAGCGTTGTTCTTTGATTGTATAATTCATTATTAACAAAATCATTTACTACTTGAGAAATTGTTTTCTGTTTTATTAAATTGACTTGATTAAGATATCCAATATATCTATTATATAATTCTTCATTACTATAAACAAGTAGATCTTTTAATGTTAAACATTGTATATAACGATTAAATGTCGTTATTTGAAAATCATTGTCTTTTGGTTTATTATTTAATAAACTTTTAATTTTATCTCCTACAAACGTGTAATTTAAACATTCAATCATAATATCGTCTACAATACCAGAAACAATAATAGTTTTTTTTTGCTCTGGATTTTGCAAGGTAACTTTAATTCCATATACTTTGCTTTGAAATGATTTGCCATTTCTGGCTAAATCAAAACAATCTAGATTTTCAGACGTTTCTACTATCATAAAATCTTCAACAATTCTATTTTTATGAATAATTTTATTTTCTGTTTGTTTTTCTTTATTCTTCTCATTTTTATCATTTTTCCAATTTATTATTTTATAAGAAATAGGATGAACAAAATGAGTTATTATTTCATATTTATTCATTAAAGCCTGTGTATTAATTTGTTTTATTATATAATCGTTACCTAAACAAATTTTAATTAAATCTATAAAAGAATGGGTTCCGTATGATTTGAAAATAGAAGCCAATTCATCATTTATTTCTTGCAATTTATCTGCAAAAAAATCTAGATCTACTTTACTATTTTGCACAAGTTTATTTAATAATCCCATTAAAATTGTAAATTGGTTTTCAAGATTACCTATACATAAATTTAGTTCATTTGCACTAATGATGTCTAGCATCTTGTATTTTTGAACCGAAAGTATTGTTTTTCTTATTATTTCCTGAAAATATAAAATTTTATTTTCAAAA